GGTGCCGCGAACACATATCCAACACACGACCTCTGTGTAGGTTCAAATGTCTTTATTGACGACACAAACTCAAATGTTGTCTACGCAGATGGTAATGTGTATGCCAAGGGTCTCATACTTGGATCAACTGGTTTGCGTGCAGGGAATCTCCTCGTATTGGATGCGACTTCTGATACACCAGTTACGATAAGTGGAAATGTCCAAATGAATGCGTTACGCACTGTGGGTACGGCTCCATCGGGTATTTCAAACCTATCACCCACTGATACACTCTCCGTGGGTGCCAAAATATTTGCAAACACAACAGCTATAAATACCCTCCGAATTTTGGGTAATACCGCAACAACAAATCTGACAACTGAAATGGTTTTTTCAAGTTCAAACCTCGTTGTTCACGCAGATAGATTCGGTGGCGACAGTACATCAAATGTACTTGTGCTTAAATCCGGTCCAACTGCCTCAAATGTGAGCTCCATAGAAGTATATGGTGCGAGTACAACAGCTACACAACAAAAAATTACTATGAAGACAAAGAATACTGAAAGAATCCGAATCACTTCGGATGGTAAAGTGGGTATATCAAATACAAGTCCAACGGAGAGACTTACAGTGTCGGGTAATATCTATGTGATTGGGAGTAACACCATTTCAACTGGTAACATATGGGGATCTACGGGTAATATCGCGATGCGTGCGTATACGAGTGTTCCCAATGGGGAAACGCGGGTTGAAAATATAGTTGGGGCTGGAAAAGGTGTCAAGTTTTTCGCGAGTACCACACCCACAATGGGTACACCCAAATTGACTCTCTTGGAATCAAGTAATGTGGGTATAAATGTAGCGTCACCAGTGGGTAGACTCCACACTTCCGGTGGAACTGTGTTTCTCAATGATCAACCAACATACAGAAATGGGTACAGTCACCTGAACTCTTCCCTTGTTGTAACAAACACTCAACCAATTGTGGATACCACTGACCTCGGTACAGTGTTGCACTTGGCTCGTGAAGGAAATGCGACACGCCACGGTGTGCGAGCCACTTTCAAATTGGGTAAGCATGACAACGCATCTGGGAAATCCAAAACAAAGATGGATATATATCTGGCGGATGAAGACTATACAGATGAAGTAGATGTTTTGACTCTTCAAAGTGAAGGGCGTGTGGGTATTGGCACTACACAACCCACAGCACACTTGGAGGTGTATTCCACGGGTACAGGAAATCCTACAACGAACGGTATTCTTGTACACAATCACGAGACCCCATCAGGTGATGCGATAATCGCTATGCAGACCGATATCAATGAAGGTAACGCGTTTACATCTTATATTCAAACCGATGGAGATATAGATCCCTCGGGTTGGGCGGTTGGTGTATCTGGATCCAATGATTTTAGAATTACACAAAACCCAAATAAAGTCAAGGATAGTACAGCTGTGGGAGTGTACATAGATGGTACATCTCGTCATGTAGGTATCGGTACAGATGTTCCACGCGGTGCCCTTGAAGTTTTGGGTAATGTTGTAATCGGACAACAACTCACATTTTCGGGACTTTCGGGAGATGAATTTGGTAATACACATATCATAGAGAGAAGATATAACACTGATTTTTCAAGAACCGAGTTGCTCCTCTTTAAGGGTAATGACGCTTCATCAGCTGATAATGGACCCGATAGAATTAGACACATAGCGGGTGAACATGTATTTCAAACATATACATCATCTGGAGAATCCCTATATGGAACAAGTGAAATTTTGGAGACAATGGATGGTCAAACAGATAAGCCAATGGTCATATGTGATAATGGTCTCGTAGTTGTTGGTGGTCAGCGTGGTGATGCAGATGGGAGAGGTGCGAATACTAAGCTTGTTGTAAATGGCGATCTTGAGTTTTCGGGTGGGGGTTCATTTAAGCTCACTGGCTTTGAATTATCTACAACATCTGGTGCTACAAGTCGTAATATTATTAGAAGTAAATTAGATGGTTCCACTCGTCGTCCTTTGACTTTTGTACATGAAATTGACGAGAACAACGATGATGAATTCGCCCGTTTTGATGGCGATGGTAAGTTGGGTTTCGGTACAACAACGCCAAGCTCAAATATTCATATCTATGATACAAGCCCGGGGAATATTGATCTATTGAGACTTGAAAGTGGTGGTACAAACAAAGAGACAGGTATGCTCATCTATACAGATGACGGAGAAGGTGGCTATCTCAGGGGTTTCAGTAATGCGACGAATGGTACCACAGGTCTCGTAATGGGTGTTGCCAATAATAGCACCCAAACAAATTGTATTCACCTCATTCATTCAAGTAATGTGGGTGTGGGTACGAACAAACCAGCCACAAAGTTCCATGTGTATGACGGTATCCCACGGGTGGAGAGCTCTTCTTCAAACGCAATCATAGAGTTCACAACAACTGGAGGTTCTTCCAATATTTATTCAGATACAACAGGTAATGTCTACATAAATCCAATTACATCGTCCAAAACAACAATTGTAAATAGCGATCTTGAAATCGTGGGTGATGTTTCAGTTGGTGGTAACATTGATCTTGGTAATCAAGTCGCCATTGGTCTAAGTGGTGATACTGCTTCAACAGATCTTGAAGTTGGTGGTGGTGTCATAACTAACTCGGTAGAAGTTTCCAGAAAGACATACTCTAAGACATTCTCTGTGGGCGAGGGCGTTGCGAAAGATATTCAACTCGTATTTGGAGCCGGCGCCTTCTACGCAAAAGTGACAGCCATTTTGAGGAGAACGGATGGTTCAACTGTCAAGGACCTGAGTACGATGCTACTTGAACTTCAAGGTGGTACGGGTGATGAAAGTACTTCAACGATTGATATCGCCATTGGTACAAGGAACTTGTTTGGTGGAACAAATAGTTATCCATGGAGTCCAACTGTTACAACAGGTATTCGTGGTATAAGTATTACACCTTACAACACCGATGGTACGAGAATCTACTCATACGACATTTTCGTGGAACTCATATCCGCGTGTGGTGGTAAACTTGAAAAGATTACCCGCGATCTTTCAGCCGAAGTTGATCTGGATGATGGTACAGGTGGTCAAACGGAAATTACAACATTCACATATTAAATCAATTTTACCTAATGGGGTGTAAAGTCCCAAAGGTAGAATTAAATTTCAATTTACGCCCTGATGGAATCAGAGACGGCTAAGAAAAGAACGCCGACAATGAAAGCCATGACGACGTAATTACATTCAGTTTCCTCGAGGCCAGCCAAAGGTTTGCTTTCAACCTTTGGACTAACAACAGGTTGCTGTTGTCTGGCAGGAGGTTCGAGTTCCTCCAAAGGACAGTAGCCTATCATTTATACTGTACTTAGAGATTAATTTCGGTCTTCTTCTTTTTGCGTCCTCGCTTAGACTTGCCGGACTCAACATTCACTTCCTTCACTTCACCACCCGTGGATTCTCCTGAAATGGAAACAATGTCCGAGACATCATCATCATCTTGTTCGGTGACTGGGATTGGAGTTGTATTCATTGGTGGTGGAGGTGGCATCATAACACCACCCATGAGACTTGAGATGTCAATACCTGGACCTTGCATCTCATACTGACCAGTGCCACCCACTGGAGCCGCATCAGCTGGTCCAGATGGTGCGCGGGTTGTGTTTTGAACGGCAGACATCATATTCTTGACAAGGTCTGGGTTTTGCTTGAGAACATCATTCATATTGGGGAGAGCACTCTTGAACATACTGTTTGTCAAGTGGAACATCATCGCTGAACCACCCAACATCATAATGAGTTTGACCTCGGGGGCNACATTNACCTTGCTTCTGTACTTGACATACAACTCTTCAAAGACTCCATCATAGTCATCTACATTCTCCATGACAGACTCCGACCAACCCTCAAGTTGGATCTCAAAGGGGTTATACCTTTTGTTCAGGAACTCCAAGCCTGTAACACATGCCACCAACATACGCCGAGAGAAGCGAATAGATTGTTCAACATCAATACTGTAGGTAATCCGCTTGACTTCTGTACGGAGGTCTTCAACGCTTGAGTACACATTGAGTCTTTTGTTGACAGCAAAACCTTTCTTCTCAAGGCGACCCAATTTATTAACAAGATCACTTTTTTCTTCATCTACAGAGCTGTAGCCTTTAGATGGTTGTTCTTGTTGCATACCCATTTCTGGACCATCTTCGGCATCGTCAAAAAACATTGGTTCATCTTCACCATAGTCAATTTCTTCATCTTGTTGTTGTGGTGGTGGGGCTGTTTGCTTGGTTGGATTCACGAAAGCATCCATGGCTTCTTGTTGTTGTGGTGGTGGGGGGCGGCGCACTTGCTGTTGTGGTGGACGACGCACAGGCTGAGGACGCGAAGTTGAAATCTCAATTTCATCCATCAGGGCCTGTTCATCGGCGTCCAGTTTCATCACAGTAGCACTCCCACGATCTAAGACAATTTCTTCAGCCATCTACTCTCTAATAGGAAACTATTCAATAACCTTTAACGCACTTTAGAAAAAATATATATGTACATTATAAATGCTCAACCTTAACCGTGCTAACCGAAATGCCATCATGTCCATTGTTGCCTTGATCGCTCTGATCTTTGTGCTCGGTATGTTGAAAAACACCAGCAAGTACCAACCCAGACCAATCACCATTAAGGCGATCAATGAAGAGTCCATCTTCAACTTGGAACACCGCCTTGAATGCGCCCCCGGTCACACCAGTGAGGGGAGCACTTACACCAAGAGCCTCACTCCAGGTGGTCTCTGTGGTTCCGAAAAGCTTGTTGCGGAACAAGCCGGCTACGAGATTGAGGATGGAATTGGCGGATCTTTAATCTAAACTAATACTAAATGGCTTTGGTGACTTCGCCCCAGACTATTCCAGATCTTGACTACGAGTATCACACCATAACTATTGACTCCGTGGGACAAGACAGTGCGAATACTTTTACGTGCCACCTTCAGCAACCCCTCAAAAATGTGGTTCAGGTGAGACTTTTGGCTGCCCACATTCACTCAAATGTTGTGACTGAGCACTGCTATATTTCCGTGGAAGAATTGGATACTATATTTAACGACAGAGCCTCAAATGTTTTGACTGGGCAGGGGCACTTAAGTATGCTCCGAAGTTCTTTTGCGAGTCTCATAACTGAAAGTGCCACCCACGCCGCCGGTAACTCGCTCATCACATTCAAGGATGACTATCCAATTGTAAGTCAATACATTGATCCAATTAGACGCATTGATCGTCTCAGTGTGACCATTCGTGACCAGAATGGCAACACGATTAAAAACTCAACAGAGAATGGTGCCAACTTTTTAGTTCTCCGCTTCGTTTGTAGAAAACCAAACTTGTAATTATCTAAGTTAATATAAATGGATACTCGTAATCTCACGAGACCCACATCATCCGAATTGAAATACGAATATTATACCGTGACGTTAGATAGCGTTGGTCAGGATAGTGCTAATACATTTACATGTTATCTCACGCAACCCATTCGTAATATTGTTAACGCAAAACTCATCGCCGCACATATCAAAACTACGGAAGTAACCGAACACTGTTATATCGCAATCGATGAACTGGATTCCAAATATATGGAGCGTACCTCAAATGTGTATGAAGGACAACCAAATATGACACAAATTAGAAACTCTTTTGCGAGTCTTGTGTCGGATTCGGTATCCCTCAATCCAAGTGGGAATGATTCCATTATTTTATTCAAAGATGAATATCCAGTTGAAACAAACTATACATTCCCAATTGGAAGTGTAGATCGTTTTAGAGTAAAAATTTACGACCAGACCGGTCAGACACTCACAAATCCAGTTATAACTGCTGGACATAATTTTATAGTCATTCGTCTTAAATGTGAAATTACTGCGCAGGGTGTCAAGGGGTTTAACCCCGATGCCACTTAGAGAACAAAAATTGTTGGATTATTATATATGTCGTACTACACGGCAAATCATACAGTCCCCGATCTAAACTACGAGTATGCTATTGTCACCGTAGATTCAATTGGACAGACTAGCGCAAATAATTTCCAGGTACATCTTCAAACACCCCTAAACAATGTCGTTCAGGCTAAACTGTTGGCGGCTCACATTCACACCACAGTTCAAACTGATCACATTTACATTGACATCGATGAACTTGAAATTGACCCAATTTTAAATCAGAGAGGGGCAAATGTTGCTGGTGGCCAACCCGCATTAAGTAATGTCACAGGTACATTCGCGACACTCATTTCCAAAGCCATTGTGCCACAGGGAGTTGGACACGCGGATGATACATATATTCATATATTTGAAAACCAATATCCGATTGTGAGTCAGTATTTAGCGCCTCTCCAAAATCTCAGCACCTTAACTGTTAAAATATATGACCAAAATGGTGATTGTATCACACCAAACCCTACCAATGACCCAAACCACCTTATTTTGAGTTTCATCACCCGCCGACGAATAGTCGTGTAATTTTCTCCCCCTAAAGTAGTATAACATGTCTTCTGGTATTGTTCAACTTGTAGCAATTGGTGCTCAGGATGAGTTCATTATGGGCAACCCAGAGATATCGTTTTTTAGTTCAACCTTCAAACGACACTCTAATTTTTCACAATCCGTTGAAAAGCAAACGATACGCGGGGATGTGAAAAATAATTCAATGTCAAGTGTTCAGATTGAGAGATCGGGGGATATGCTTGGATACATTTACTTGACGATCGATGATACAACAGAAGCTAAAGATACCTCACGATGGGATCTACTCATTGATAAAATTGAGTTGCTCATTGGTGGTTCCGTGATTGATACACAAGATTCAGTGTTTACAGAAAAGATTGCGATTGATACATTTGCACAAAATGTTTCACGAAGTGCTATCGGTACACACCCAGGTGTCCATGCGCGTTCCTATTTTTACCCCCTTCGTTTCTTCTTTTGTGAAGGACCACAGTGTGCACTCCCACTCGTTGCGCTCAACTATCATAATGTGGAGTTACGCATTCACTGGGGTTCCCAAGCAGCAAACTACAATTTTGAAATGTATGCCAACTACTACTATCTTGACAATGAAGAACGTGGCAATATTGCGACGCGTACACACGACCTTCTCATCACCCAGGTGCAGAAAAATATTCCAAGTGGTGAAACTGTTCAAGATCTCATCTTTAACCACCCAGTGAAGTATTTGGCATCTTCAGACACCACAACAGATGGCGCTCTCACATCACCAACAAACAAAGTCAAGTTGAGTATAAATGGTGTTGAACTTGGAAACTACCGATGGGGTAAGCCACACTATATTGATGTGATGAACTATTATCACACAAACTTTGTGACTTCTCCAGACTTTTTCCTTTATTGTTTTTGTCTCATGACAAGTTCTCTCCAACCAACGGGGACCCTCAATTTCAGTCGCATTGAGTCAGCCAAGATTATGAGTGAGGGGACAGTCATAAATGACCCAATTTACGCCGTCAACTACAACATACTTCGTATACAAAATGGGATGGCTGGTCTTCTTTACGCAAATTAATTTGCCTCCCTATATTAAATGGTTAAGAATATACCTGCTATAGAAAGATCTACGGAGATCAGGTTTGGTAAGCATGTACCCGACTCAACGGATCAGGCGGATAATACCATTGTCTTCAACGCAAGTAATGTCTTGGTTCCAACCCCATACAGTAATGCGGTGTATTTGTCACCTATCAGGAACCGACCCGATTTTTCAGCTCCCGAAGTTGTACTTTTGATGTATGATCGCAACACCAAGGAGATTACAGAATCCGGGGAATCTGCGAATAATCTCGTCGGTGGCGCAACACTGTCCCTTGCGGTAGATCGCGCAAA